TGACGGCGGAGGAAGTCGCGGGAAATTAATTGGTCTCCGCGCGCTTGGAGTCCGAATACCAAAGCCTGGTTGGGGTTTAATCCGGCCATCAGTCCATAGGTGACATCAACTGTATAATCCCCATCAATATCCTTGTTGGGGGTATAAGTGATCTCATACGGTGCGCCAGCGTCAACGCCGCGCACAGTCTTTTCAACATTGCCGAAAAGTTTTTCATCCATCTCAAAACAAATTTCAAATACTTGTTTTAAGGCTTCAGCCAAAACAGCTTGTGCTGTTTTAACTTGTGTATCAAATCCACCCATAAGGGCTTCAACACCACGACCTGTAACAATGCTGCCTTGGCTTACACCTTGGCGACCTTCAGGGTAACGTGCACCCATACGCATTTCTTGGTCAAGCATTGCTGATTCTTGGAATAATCCAGGGGGCACATTTAAATCAACACGGCGAATCTTTTCTGGAGATGCGGAACGTATAGTTGCGTCAGGTCCCATTTCAAGGACGTTAACATCTGCTGGCAACGCAAAAGGTGCTTGAACAGATTTTTGTGCCGCCTCAAGTTGTAAAGTAGCAAAACGGGCACGTGCGACTTGTACCCAAAGAATATCATCAAACTGTCCACGTTGATCATCATCAGAATCAACACCAGGTCTAACAGCAAAAACAATGTTTAATCTACCAAGAGGATTCTTAGCACGTTGTAGAACATAGTTAGCGCGTTCTGGTAGGAAAAGAATTGTTTCGTGTTTGTCCATATAGCGCACAAGTTGAATAGGGCGCATAGAACCACGTTGTTCAAACTTACCAAGGATAACTGATTCGTATTCTGGGAAATCGTTTACAAGATCTTGTGCGGCTTTAACGTAAAGTTTTGTGTAGGAAAGCAAACGACCAAAACGGTCAAACTCAGGGTATGAGTTAAAAGGGTTATCTAAACGGATACGTGGGGTTTTGTTTTCGTAATCTGCTTCAATAATGAAAGGTAGAGCACCAAAGGTTACGTAACGGTCAGCACCGGTGAACATTTCAACTTGTAGGCGTGAAGTGTCGCGGTAGCCGGCAGCAATCATTGTTCTCTTGTCGGCACGGGTACGTGCACGATCAGAAACAGCGTTAGTTGCTGAACAGTTAATAGCAGGAAGAGGAGCAATCACTTCAGCGATGTCGCGTGCGGCAACGTCAATAAAGTTTGCCACCATAGGTTTAGGATATTCCGCTGGGAACAATCCTGGGAAAACGTTATTGATATTACCTTTACGAACTTCTAAAACATCTGACCAACGTGAATCACGATTTGCGTATCGTTGTTTTAGTTGTTGGTAAGTATTAGCAATATCTTGTATGTCTCTTGCCATTAATACCATCCTGAATTAACAGCACGCTGTTTGCGTGCATATTCTTCTAAATCCACCACCTGGCGTTTAGCCAAATCAATTGGTGTAGCAAAAGGGTTTCTAACCCAAGTCTTGCCATAACTTCCCTGCTGATTCACATAATCCCTTAACTGGGTTTCAGCAAACCATAAAGCCATCGGACCGTCCTGTTTATTCTTTGTGCCAGGAGACCAAGTAATCAATTGTTCAATAAGCGCTTTAACGCCTTCTGACTCTGCACGTGGAAACTCAATAAGAGCATTCTTAGCCGGTTTACCGTCTGGACCAAAACTGCCAAACAAAGTACCAAGAGAAGCAACACCGTACTCAAGGTCCATCTTGTTATTGCCCGTGTAATGTTGGACAAGCCTGATACCCCGTGATTGTAAGAAAGCATTAATTTCTTCATCTTGGGTAAGGAACAACTGAAAAGCGTTTTTTTCAATAACCCAAACCGCTGGCTTATAACGTTCCGTCCACTGAAAAATTATTTCCCTGATACGCTGCGGAGTTGGTGCAGGCATACGAGAAGCATCAAGAAGATACCTATGTTTAGTATTCCTGTCACCAGAAATAGCAACCGTAAAGGTGTCACCCGACATAGCAGGGTCCATAGCACAAACGGTGTAGAAGCCTGAAGTGTCAGCAGGATAACCAGGAGCACCGGCAACAAGCGGACCACAACCTCTCATACCATTAGCTGCGGCACGAACAAGTTCAGCAGAAAACACAGACTCAGATTCAACATCTTGCTGTTGATAAACCATAGCCCACGTTTTAGCATCCAAAACACTACGACGTTGCTTTAGTCTAATTCCATCCCATCTAGGGAAGAGGCCATCCTTATCAGGATCCACAGGATCCCCAGACCAAGGCCTATCAGACTTAGGCCACAAAGTAACCCAATTCTCAGGATTCTCATCAAACTCCAAAACCGCCGGCATCGCCAAATAAGTCCAAGGACTTTTACCTTCAGGATACCTGTCATTAGTACGAAGCTCACGGTACATATCAATAGGGTCAACACGGGTACCAACAATAAGTAACTTACCGGTAGGACCGATACGTGTCAGTACTTCTTGTTGAATCCATCTAATCTGTTTCTCATACTCACCAGAGTTAGACAAAGTCACACAGTCATCAAGAATAATCAAATCAGCGCGGGCACCATAAATCTGCCCACCAATACCCAAAGCCTGCAAGGTAGGATCTTTTTCGCCGGACTCACGTTCAATATAAATTGCGTCCTGGGTCCACTTATCAGAGGTGGCCTTAAAGCCATCAGCCGGTGCAAACCTTCTTTGAAGGTCCACATAGAACGGGGAAGTCAATCTTTGCTTTACAGCATACAAGAACTCTTTAGCCATAGTCTGTGTCTTAGACACAACCTTGATACGCACATTAGGATCAACACAGATACGGTACGTAATGTAGTCAATAGACACTGTCATTGACTTAGCGTGCTCAGGTGGCATATTCACCAAAACATAATTCTTAATACCACGTTCAAACAACATACTTGGATGTAACCAAGAAGGGTCATTATTTTCAATAAGGTCAATAACGTTCTGCTGATGAGCAAACGTCTCAGACTTCATAAACTCTTTACGAAAATCCCTAAAAGACATACCCTTGTCTTCATCAGAGATTTGACCACCCCTGGCTTTAAGGGCGCGGACAAGTTTTACTTCACGATCAAAATCTGGATCAGACTTAGTATAGTAATAGAAGGTTTTACTGGACTTACCAACAGCCTTACAGGCATCCTCAACAGAGAAACCCTTGGCTATCATCTCAAGCAACCTGGACTTAGATTCATTAGAATCCAAAGTCTTACCTGCTGCAAGTCTTAGATGGAGACTGTCCTGCTGTTTAGGCATAAGACTAGAAACTCCTCTAGGTATAAGACTGGCCCGTCATTCAAATTTCATAAGGTTAAAAAATTTTTTAGTTTTTATCGGGAGCGAACCGAATGTAGTGAGTGAGCGACCTCGCTAACACTCGTCGCTCTGAGCGAAGCCCCAAGCGAAGCGAAGAGCTTTCGGCCTGAAAGGCCTCAAGCCGGTAGAGGGGCGGGGCTTTAAAAAGCCCCTCTACTATATACAAGGGTGGGAGTTTACAATTTCTCCCGCACCCTCTTTGACCTGCGGAAACACGACCATAAGTTGAGTCCCGACACGCCAAGAACAGTCAAAACCCAGCTCAGATCACCACCACCAAGGTTTATCAAAAATATTTGGGTAGAGAGTAAGGTAGTATATGTATTGGTATTTAATAACCCTGGGTCATAGTTGTAAGTCTATACCTATACTAGAGGGTTAGTGTTAGTCGGGGGCTAGTTGTGGGGGCATAGTGCCTCTAATTCTGGGACAATAAACATATTCTAAGAGGCGTTTACCCTTTACTTATATGCGATTAAATAGTTATAAGTGCACACGAACTGACTATGTTTTTAGGGCGTTTAAGTCGTATGTCTAGGGCGTTTTGTAGGGCGTTTGGGTGTGGATCGGTGTGGGTTGGGTGTTGGTTGTGTCCTGGTGTTGGTCAGCTGGTTGGTGTTTGCCTGGTCAGCTGGTTGGTAACGATTTGGTAACGATTTGGGGTTTGGGGTTGTTTGGGGTTGTGTTTGGGTTGTGGTTGTGGGATGATTTTAGTGTGATCATTAGGGGTCACTTTTACAGATTGAGGGAATATGTATATTTATTCTAAGAGATATAGGGCAATAGAGAGCACTAAGGAATTATTATCTGACGCATTATATAACATTAAGTATCATTTGTCTAATGTTGTGGATGCTGTTCGTTATGCCAATGATGAGACGTGGTTGGCCGTTGTTTTGGTTTCAACGTGGGTTTTTTGTGCTGTTTTTGCGACGGTGACTTACTAATGGAATATTTAATGAGTGTTAGTTTTCAGACTAGCAAGGAATTAACAGCAGACGAGATTAGTTGTTTGATTGGGTCTGTTGAGTTGCAATTACAGGAGCCTCAAGATTTTGATAATGAGGACGCTTTATGGAACGCCTCGCATTATTCTGTCCGTGTTGGGTTGGTGAACTAATGCAAAAAAACAATTTAATTGAGGACGTTTGTATTGTGTTGGGTGAGAGGTTGTCGGGTGTTGTTGTGTCTCACGAGTACCCAAATTATGTTCGTGTTGTTGGTTTGGGTGAGGGTTTTGATGTTTTTGTGGGTTTGAGTGATGAGGGCAATCGTATTGAGTGGCAAACTAGTGGTGGGGCGTGTAATGATTTAAATGACGCGATTTCTGCGTTGTTGCCTGTTGGTGAGATTGTTGATGTGTTGTGTGCTCAATGGGTGCGTTATGGGGTAGACGAAAGATAATTTCGGGTTGATTGACACCGAGCGTTTGTTCGGTGTCTTTCATCTCGCAATTACCAGATTTTGGTAATGTGAGGGCAACGGTAACGCGTAAAGGGCGCGTGACCTTTAGGGAATAGGGTAAATTATGTTAATCAAGGTTAATGCAGAGAATACGACTACAGGCAACCCTCGCAGGGGTTGGATTTTAGTTAATGATGAAGGCAATTTTGTAAGATTTTTTGATGAGGGTTATGACGATGGGGGCACGGAATTGCGTGAGTTGCGCAAGGTTGAGCCTTTGGCGTTTCCTGCTCTTAATATCACACCAAAAGAGTATAAGAGGCTAAAAGGGTTGGTTGGCTAATGCGTAACGACAACGTGCAACTTACCCCTTTGGGTGAGTGGGTTTATTCGGGCATTGTTGCTGTTTTGTGTGTTGCTATGGGGTGGGCAATATTAAAAGCTTTTGCCGTGGTTGTGGTTAAGATTGGGCAAGGTTTAGGGGTAATTTAGGTTTATTTGACAAGAGGGGCGCGCGTTCCCTAAGCGTGTGCCTCTCACTTATTGAAAGGATTTTTTGGGTATGAGTGGACAACGACAACGCGTGAAGCTTCGTGTGGGGACAACGATAACGCGCGAAAACGGATCTCATCCATACATTATTTGGTGTCAAAAGTGTGATTTTTATACCACGGCTATGAGTGCCAGGGGGATGTTGATTTATAAAGAGGCCGTTAAGTTGGCTAATAGGCATTCGTGTTGATTGTTATCAAATTGTTATATAAATGTGCTTGATTACAACGGCAACGCGCAGGGATAATGGTTTTAGTGGCATAAGCTACTAATAAGTGAAGGGCTAGGGATAGCAAATGAACACAATAGATAACGCAATCACTTGCCACGGTCAATCGTGGTCGGGGTATGGGTGTCGTGTGTGTAATGATGCCGAGTTTGATAAGGCTATGCACGACCAAATAGAGGCCAATTGGACTGATGAGGTGGACGATTATGACAACTGAAGATTTAATTGTTTTATGTGAAGAAATTATTGACCAATTAGAGGGTAATAAAGATCTCGGTATTGTGTTAAATAATGCGTATGACATAAGAGCAAGTTTAATAAACGATAAGGAGCAAGTATGACAACAGAGGAACGTTTAGATCGCATTGAAGCTATGCTCCGATTTATTATTCGTGAATTAACTTATATTCCGGAGACCGATAATATGCCGGAGAAGCCTAACCTTGTGAGGGTGAAATGAGTAAAACTTATAGGGGCACGGCAAGGGTTTGGGTTACTGTTGAGGCTAATAGTAGCGAGGACGCATACGAGTTAATCACTGACAGGTTTGAGTCTGCTAATGATTACTTGGACGATTATGATGATGTTGATGTTCAAGAGATCTAGCAAAGATAGTTATGGGGTTTGTTATGTGTGTAGTAAATCTTGGTATTGTAGCTGTGATAACGAGTGCAATAAAGAGGAGACGAAATGAATACTTTATACGCAAAGATAGTTAATGATAACTATTTATGTTTAGATTGTGCAATAGAACAAGACGGAGTATTGGTTGATGTTGCACAGGAACGAAACGAGTATGATTATGTCTGTGATGTTTGCGCTACAAGAAGGGAAACAAAATGAAAACACAAGAAGAGTTGGATGATATGAGTATGATTGAACTTGTGGAAGAGTTCATTGCTACTTGTGATCGTGTAATTGAAAGGAACAATAATGGTAGTTGAGTTGTTCATATCTTTTGGCTTTATGTTGTTGTTGTATCTTGTTTGGGGGCAAAGATGAAGCCACCTAAACACATTGTTAAGTTAGGTAAAGAAGCTGTTATGTTATGGAAACTACAACAAGCATTGGGGAAAATAAGTGGAGTGGATAGCAAGAGACTATTGGAAAGGGGCATTGTGCGCTGAGATTGACCCAGAGTTATTCTTTCCCCCAAAAGGTCAATTCTCTGAAGTACAGAACCCAAAGAAAATATGTAACAGGTGTGAGATTAAACAAAAATGTTTAGACTATGCGCTGAAAGACCCTGAGCTAAGAGGTATTTGGGGTGGCACTAATGAACCAGATCGGTACAAGATTAGGAACAGGAGTGGTAAATGGAGCTGAAGTTTGTGATAGGTATGTTGATAGTTGGTATCGGGTTTGCTCTTATGATACCTGCTGACAAGCCATTAGAGGGCAACGACAACGCGTTGAAAGGTTATGTGTCATCACCTATTAAAGTGCAACAACAACGCGCACCTGATACAGCTAGAAGTTACGCGAGGTCAATGGTTTCTGATAAAGAATATGTGGCGTTACACGAACTGATTATGTTGGAGTCATCTTGGAACCCTAAAGCGCAGAACAAGCGTTCAACTGCTTATGGTTTAGGTCAGTTTGTTGACAAGACTTGGGACTTGGTTGGTATTGAGAAGTCTGCTGATTATCGTATCCAACTTATCGCTGCACAAAAATATGTTATGATGAGATACGGAAGTTGGGTTAAAGCTCTTGAACATCACAAGCAATATGGGTGGTATTAACGAACACGAATTGTTTGTGCTGTTAAAGAAAAGATTGTTCCCTGATCTTGAAAAGTTTGATGGCACATTTCATAACGCTGATTGTTTCAGCTTTGAGGACAAACTTTATATTGAGTTGAAGTGTAGGCGCACCCATTATGATGAGTTAATAATTGAGGAATACAAGTATGAGCGTTTGGTTAATCTTGCTATGGATTTAGATTATAGTCCTGTGTACATTAACTCTACACCTTTGGGTGTGTGGGCGTTTAATCTTGGTATATTATTGCCACGCTGGGAAGATCGTGACAATTTACCTGCAACAACAGAGTTTGAGAACACACAAAAGGTTATTAAAAGTGTTGGCTATTTAAATATTAAGGACGGGGTTAGGTTATGGTAGATTTGTGGTTAGTTATTCCTACTGGTGCACGAACACAATACTTGCAGGACATTTTTAAGGAGTGCGATATTGAACCGAGTAAAAGAATACTTGTTCGTACTTTACCTGATGAGGACATTGACAACGCAATAAACCTACAATATTCGGGTGAATTTAATATTCATAAGTGGTGGAACACTGGTATTGATTATGCTGTTGAGCGTGGTGCTGAGTATGTTGCTGTGTTAAATGATGATGTTGCATTAGCTAATAATCCTTTGCGCCGTATCGCAGAAGTAATGAAAGGAACAGGCGCAACGCTTGGTTATCCTTTTCCTTTTGAGGGCTGGGTGTGTGGTTACTGTTGGGTGCTTGATGTTAAAACAGATGTGAGACCTGATGAGAATTATAAGTGGTGGTATGGTGACAGGGATCTTGATTTTCAGGCACGCAAAGGTAAAGGTGTTGTGCACGTTCCAGCTATGGTGCGCCATATTCACGGCAACGAATTAACAAGAGACAACCAAGAGTTGATGGCTATGACTAGGGTTGATGAGGAATTATTTTTTAAGAAATGGAATATACAAAAGGCTTAATTGATTTCGTTGTGACTACGAAACTTGACACCTTCAAGATTGTAGTTAATGAAAGGGTTAAGACTGTAAACATTACAACCATACAGTTCTTTAAGTTTTGTTTTAACTGCTATTGATTGTATTTCAAACTGTTTGTTTCGCTCTTTGGCTTCCTCAATTTTATCTTTATTCCAATTTTCAACAGGATAACCACTAACCCAACCTTTATCATCAAGTTCACCGCAATCGTGAGCAACCATAATAATATTCTTAGCCCCCAAATATGCAGCAAAGTGCATAGCAGAAGTTATGCTTGACCAAGACACATACAAACTGTCACCTTCTGGTGGCCAATCAGTTACTGTGCTAGTTGATGGTCCTTTGTTTATGTTGTGGTTAAAAGTGTACAAGTTTTTTAATGCAGGTAAAGCAGAATAATGTGGTCCACCAAGACTTCCACGACTAACAACAATATTAACATCAGGCATTTGTTGTGCGTAACTTATTGCTTCAGGGTGATACTTGGTCACAACATATTGTGTGGTCGGTAAATATATTTCACCCACATCATTAACACACACAGTTATCTTTTTGTAAAAAAATTTTGGGTCAATAAAGTTTAGAGTTGCACCTGAACCAAGCACGTACACATCTTTATTTTTATGTATGTTTTTCAGTGATGAAATGTTTTGTGTTAATTCCAGGGTGATTCGCCACCAAGTTCTTTACTGATTTGTTTAATAGCTGTGCTAATTTTACGGTTAATAGTTGAGTCTGTTACATCAAAGTATGAGGCAATGTCTTCAAGTTTTAAACCATCTTCGTAACGCATACGAAGTATTTCGTACAAATCTATTGTAAGATTTCGTAACGCTATTCGTATGTCATACATTGAGGCAAGGAATGATCCTGCTGTGGCAGGGTCTCCGCCACCATTAGAAACATATTCTGTTGCAGGGTCTTTGGTTATGATGTTTGAACTGAATGCCATTGGTAAGAGTTCTTCTATCATTCCTGTTGAGTAGAATGCTTCATCGTGTACAGAGTAACCAAGTTTTTTGGCTTTCTCTTTACGACAGTGTCTGTCTGCCATACGATTAAATGTTTTAGCTAAACGTTTGATACCCATTCGGTATTCTTGTTTAGATAAGTCTTCGTTTAACCATTCTTGTATTTTGTCGTTTCGTTTCAGTGACCATTCAAGTAGTTCTTGTTTGACATCGTCTGCTTCAGCAAAACCTTTGTAGTTTCTTGTGATTATGTAGGCTGATGTTTGTGCTATTTCAACAACATCTTGTACCCATTTGTCTTCTACCATTTGTATACTTTTCCTTCTACTACGAATGAGTTACCTATCATTGGTATTGGTACTGGTGTTACTTTACCTTTGTCAATGTATAAAATTCCAAAGCCGCTTTGCCAGTTGGCACTTCCACCTTTAAGATATGTAGCTTGTTTTAGATCCATTATGTTTCCAACTTCAAACCCGTACAGTGATGAGGTTTGTTTACCGTTGAATGATGTGTTGTGATGTATTAGTCCGAGTTTATGTGTGTGTCCACATACGACTGACATACCAATCTTTTTAGCTAATGATGTTGCGGTGCCACCGGCGTATCTACTAGTCGCGCCTTCATCGCCGTGGCCCATTACCCAACCTGGGGCAAAGTTCCACAACTTGTTGTGATAAGTAATTTCTAAATCACGATAGCCAAGAAGTTTTTCATACTTCAAATCTCTTAATGTAGCGAGGGCGGGGGCATCGCGTTCTATGTATCTCTGTATGCGGTCTCCGTGATTTGAGCGCATAAGGTGAAAAGGTTTGTTACCTATTGCTTTACGAAACCTACCCATAATACGAGTGGTCTCATCAAGATCTCTTTGCAAATTAGAATGTTCTGCAACATAACCTTTGGACCAGCGTGCTGGTGCTAAACAATCAGCTTCGTCACCAACACAGAAAAGTTCATCTGGTTGGTAGTCTTTAACGAACTTTATTGTTGCTTCTATTGCTGGTTTATTATGCAAAGGTATTTGCATATCCGATAGCACTACTATGCGTTTCATTCTTTATCCTTAATAGCATTTGATAGTGCTATCACTTTGATAGCAATAAAATTGGTGTAAGCAATAGTGTCAGCCAACTCTGCCAACAGTTCATCAACTGTTTCTTTAACACTAAACGTTTCAAACAACTGACCTGTTGACTTCATATACTGGTCAGCACCAACACCTTTGATACGGCTTACAACATAATCGTTGAATGATTCCATAAACGATGTTAAGTCTTGTAGGGCTATGCCACTTCCGTGATCGGTGACT